GAAGCGCCAGGCGAAGTACTCGGCGCTCACGCTCAGTCCTCGCGCTCGATCTGGGCGGCGGGGATGACGCCGCGCTGCTGGCGAGCCCAGGCCGCGGGCTTCGGGTTGAGAATGCGGCCCAGGTTTGATCCAACCTTCGGGGCGTCGTCGAAGCGGGAGAAGATGTCGTCGTACTTCGAAGCGGCCGCCGCCTGGCGCTCTTCGGCGACCAGGTCGCAGTGCAGCTGGACCGCGATTTGGTGCTTGCAGGTGCGGCGCTGGCCGTCGTAGCAAGTGCAGCTGGTGCGGGTGACGAAGTAGACCTCGTCGCTGTTGCGGCTCGAGCGGATGCCGTACGCCTTGCGGCCGTCGCGGGTGCGGCACTTGAGCCACTGGCCGGCATCGGTGGCGATGGCGACCGCCTTAGGGCCGCGCGGGTCAGTCTCGGGAAGGCTTATCGTTGAACTGGTCATGCCTGCTAACTCCAGGTATTGGCCTCGGGCAGGTCGGCGGCTTCAACGCTGGCCTGCCCTCTTTGCTTGCTGACACTATACACGATACTAGCTAGAATTGCAATTGTAAGAGACCTCTGTCCGCTACAATTCTAGCCATGCAGGACAGGGTCCCGGCGCGGCTCCGTGCCGTCGGGGTGATACGTGTCTCCGAGGTCGGCAAGCGTGACCGCGAGAGCGAGTCTTTTATCACGGCTCGCGAGCAGCGAGAGCAGTTCACGTCCTGGTGCGCTCGTCACGCCGCGGACCTGGTCGAGGTCGTCAACGAGATCGATGTCTCCGGCAAATTGGAGCTCGCCAAACGCCGCGGCCTGCTTCGCGCGCTCGAGCTCATCGAAGGTGGCATCGCCAACGTCCTGCTCTTTGCGTATTTCGACCGCTCGTTCCGGAATCTCGATGTCCAGAACTCGGTGCTCGCGCGCATCATCGAAGCTGGTGGCGCGACGTACGCGTGCGATTTCGGCGAAATTCGCTTCGGCACGCCAGCCGAGCGCTTCGCTACCACGGTGCAGGGCGCGGCCAACCAGCTCACCAGTGACCAGGCGGCGTACAAGGCGATGAATGCCAAGCGCGACGCTGTAGCGCGTGGCGTGCCGCCGTTCTCCCGGTTGTGCCTTGGGTATGTTCGTGGGCCCGACGGACATGTGGCCGTGGACCCCACGCTCGCGCCGCTGGTCACAAAGATGTTCAACATGCGCGCCGACGGCGCCACGCTGAAGGAGTGCCAGCAGTTCCTGGCCGACAACGGCGTCGTGCGGAGTTACTCGAGCGTCAAGGCCACGTTGGCATCGAAGATGGTGCTCGGCGAACTGCACGCGGGCAAACATGTCACTCCGAATCTTGAGTCGCACACGGCCATCGTCGACCGTGTGACCTGGCAGCGCGTGCAGCGCGCGAAGGTGCCGCGCGGACGGGTGCCACTGCCAGACGGCCGCTTGCTGGGGCGCATGGGCCTGTTGCGTTGCGGCGGCTGTGGCCGCGCGATGTCGTCGGGCGGCTCCAGGAGCGGTGGCAAGACGTATCGCACCTATGTGTGCGGCATGCGGGCGGATTGCCCGCGGCCGGTCTCGATCAACGCCACGCTGGTCGAGCGGTTGGTGGCCGATGAGTGCCGGCGTTACATCGCGGGTAGAACACAGTCTGCGAGTCTGGATAGCAAGGTGCGTGAGGCCGAGGACCGCGTGGCGCATGCGGAGGCGGCCCTCGACGGCGCGATCGGGCTGCTCGCAGGGATCGAACGCCCATCCGCGCGGACGCGACTGCTCGAGTTGCAGCACGACCTGGCGGAGGCTATCGACGCGCTGAACGTGGTCCAGCGGCAGGCGGGACCGCTAGAGCTCGTGCGCGGCGACGTCGACTGGGATCGACTCAGTCTCGACGAACGCCGCGGGCTGATCCGCGCCATTTTTCGTTCGATTACGGTGCACCCGACGCAGGCGGGCATCCCGCGCGACGCCAGCGCGCTCACGTTCGAGCCGTTCGTCGAGTAACCGCCGGGCTGCCCGCGCCAAGATGCGGTCAACTTCCGCGGCCACGCGCGGCGGCAGCGGAAGTGGAACCAGTCCATGGGAGTCCTCGTCGTTGAGCACGGGCGGGTCGTCTTTGGCCGCAGGTGACATGTCTGTCAGTATCTGGCGGGCCAGACCTGCCGTCGATGCCAACGTCAGGACACACAAGCTGACTGTCTTGTGTGTGTCGCCGCACTGGACAGGTGTCCAGGTATGCCGGCGAATCAGGCTTGCTGAACGCTGACGATGACGGCGCGTGGTCCCAGCTCGGTGCGGATTTTGGCGATCGCTTCGTCGATGGTGACCGCGGTCACCCACCGCTGACCGCTCAGGGTGTAGGTGATCAGCCACGAGGTCGGGGTCTGCTCAGCTGCGGCTTGCTCCGTGCCGCCAGCGAGCCGAAGCAACGCTTCCCAATCGTCGAACGGCGGCCACGGCACGTCGAACTTCTGACGAAGCCGATAGAGCGTGCGCGGCGCGATGTTCAGCGCCTGGGCCATGCCGTCGTGTTTGGCGGCATTGGGATCCGAGATGACCGCTGCCCTCATGGCCTCGGCGAGCTGTTCGCGGGTGCGGTACGGAACAGGGCGTCGCTGAGCTGACATTGGCGCGACTGGTGGAGTCGCGTCCTCCTGGCCACGCAGTATAGGGACGCTCGCGCCACGGATCGGTGGTCTGTCAGGTCGTCGTGCCAGGGTTTGTCATCTGTCTGTCAGTGGTATGTCCTGCATGGTATTGTCTGGACGGCTCCGCACAGAACAGTTGTCAGGGTTGTGTTCTGGTCGAACTAAGCCAGTTCCGACACGACAGACCTGGCAAGAGCAGCGGATCCAGTCGTATTCTTTAGAACTTGTGTTCTAAAAAGGCAAGGGGCGGTTCATGGATCCTTTGGCGCAGCGCATCCTTGACGAGATCCAACGCAGTTCATTGTCACCAGATGATCGCGGTGCGCTCGCGATGGCGATTCGGGGCAATCACCATCAAGGGCACCCGAGCCCGATCGCGACCTGGTCGACGACTTCAGAGTTTCTTGTCGAACTCTGTGAGTGGGCGGCCGCTCTACCGGCCGAACACCTGCCGCCACGAGAGGGTGATGCCGCGCGTCACTTCGGACGCAACATCCGCACAATCGGCAGATGGTTGAGCCGTGCCGGCATAGCGGGGTGGGACGGATTTTTGCGGTTCTGGACGCTCGCGGTGCGTGAACCCAGCGCGTAGCGGCCATTGATTGACAGGAATACCTGTCTTGACTGTCATGTGTCGCGACAGTTGATGGACACATAGCCTGTCTGTCCTCACGTTGGCATTTACTGGGCCTGACAACTGGGTGCATAGTCGCTGCCATGAGCAACACCGGCCTTTATGTGAGGCTCGACCCAGAAAGTTTCGAGCGGCTGCGGAAACGAGCCGCCGAAGACCGCCGGACGCCTGGGGACCAGGCCGCGGTGCTTCTTCGAAAGGCGCTTGAAGCGCTTGAGGCGCTCGAGTCTGTCGCGGCTTAGTCGTGGCGACGAGCGATCCTGGCGCGAGCCTGCCCAAGATCTCCGATCCGACGAGGCGGTATTTTGCGTGGCGGGCGAAGCACCCGCATCAAGCCGAAGACGCGGGCCAGGCCTGGGCTGAGGCCTGGCGGCAGGCCTACTGGGCCGGCATCCGCGAGAACAGCCAGCTCGGCATGCAGCTGCTCGAGGTCATGCAACGCGTCGAGGCGCTCGAGCAGCGCCTGCGCGACCTGCAGGCCAGCGACGACATCGAACGCGAGATGGAAGAGGCCAGCGCCTACTGGAAGAGCGAGGTGGACGCATGACTCAGGCGATCGAGACGTGCCGCTACTGCGGCCGCCAGGGTGGTGACGAGTTCAGCTTCGGGCCCGACGACATGGCGCCAGGTGTCTGCCCCACGTGCATCGATGCCCGCATGTCAGCGCTCATGCTCGCCGCGGCACGCCGCCTGAAAGGGCTGGCCGGGCAAGGCTCGACACCAGCGCAGGTGCTCAGGGCGTGGCTGCGCAACGAGATGGTCGCCTTCGGCATCACGCCGACCTGGGCCCAGCGCTTCATCGACGCCGACATGGCCGCGTTCGCCGCGGCGGGAGAAAGGTTGCACCGCTGATGCCCGAGTGGGGGTGGCTCCTGGTGCTGTGGCTGGTCGCGAGCGTGTGCTTCGCGCTCGGCATCGCCAGGTGGTTCCGGTGGCTGCGTGACTGAGCGGGAGCTCGGGTTGCGGCTTCCGAGTGGGCGCCTTGTTGTGTGGCGCCGCTACAAGCGGACGCAGATCGCCGAGATGGCCGATTGGGAGCCAGGCTTTCCCATGGACAGCGTGTCCATCAGCGAGCCGGACGCCGCCGCGGGCTCGCCGAAGGCTGGCGACAAGATCGCCCGTAACCCCGCTAACCATGACGACCGCTGGCTCGTCTCAGCGGCGTACTTCGCGGCCAATTTCGAGCCGGAGTCACCTTGCGGAAAGATCTTCCCCTGGCCTGTGCGTGACGAGGTCGTCAAGTTCTGCGCTCGCGAGCGCGGGCATGTCGGCGCACATCAGGCGGAGACCGGCGAGGTCTGGGTGTACCGCGATGACTGAGCAGGAGTTCGTCGAGCGCGAGGTCCTGGCCGAGCTCGCGCAGGGCAACTTCCCCGTGTGTGAGATGTGCCACCGCGTCGACCAGGTGAACTACATGGGGCTGTGCGCTGGCGTCCCCTCGTTCGTGTGCCTGCGCTGCTCGTTCGTCTTCGCCATGGACCTCACCGATGCGGAGGGAGGCGATGACTGACCTGCTGCGCCGTGGTTTGGCCTTCCCTGCTACGCGGCGCATGGCCGTGCGTGTGGTGCCGCAGAAGACCCTGACGCGCGCCCAGATCCTGCTCGTCGAGAGCATCGTCGGCGAGGACGAGTGGACGCGCTGGGTGAAGTCGCGCGCCAAGCTCTGGGGCTGGCACGGCGTACACCTGCGCGACTCCGAGGGCGTCATGGAAAGCGTCCACCTCACGCGTTTGGACGGTTTCTCGGAAGCGCTCGGCCAGCCCGACTGGCGCTTCTGGTCCGAGGAATTTGGCGAGGCGTTCGATGCCGAGCTCAAGGGCAAGTTCGGCACGCTGAGCAAATGGCAGAAACGGACGATTCCGTCGATGCGCCGCGGCGGCATTCAGGTGTTCACCTGGTGGCCGAAAGACTGGCGCCAGGTCGAGCACGTCTTTCGACATGGATTGGAGGGACAGGGCTAGTGCGCGTCACCCGCATCAGCATTGCGCTCGAGCAACGCCTCGGCGACAACGACTACGGCTCCGAGCGCGCCCAGGTGGAGTACACGGCAGAGCTGGGCGCCGAGGACGATGCAGTCGACTGCACGCAGAAACTGCTCTGGCACGCGCGCGTGCAGCTCTTTCACGAGCTGAGCAACTCGCGCACGCTGGCCATTCGCCGCAAAGCGAACCCGCCGGCGCGGTTGTGCGCGGAGTGCAAGCAGCCGCTCGGGGACGAAGACGACTATCGCCACCCGGCCTGCGAGGAGGCGATGCTCGAGCGGCGCAAGCAGCAGGAGGAGGAGCGCCGCGCGAAGTACGAGGAAGAGCGCAAGGAGCGCGAGGCGGAGTACCAGCGCCAGCGTGAGCTCGCGGGCGTTGGCGCCTCGACCGATGACAACGCCGACGATGAGCCCGACGACGACGAGGATCTGCCGCTGTGACGTGGACGAAGCTGCAACAGCAGGCCATGGCGGCGCCCTCCGCTCGGGCCCACCAGGTGCAGGGCGAGCACTTCGAGGATTACGTCAGTCCGACGAATGAGGACGCCAGGCTCGGCCTGACGGTCAACCGTTGAAACGACGCCTTTGGCGGCGAGCCGGTCTGGCTCGCATCCGTCTCGCTGCGCAATCGCCGCGGCGAGGTGATCTCGTCCAACGTGTGGACCCCGCGGCAGATGCGGCACGCGAGGCGGTTGCTCGACCAGGTCCTCGAAGGCGCTGGCAACCCGAGTCGCGAGCGGGTCTTTCGGATGTGCATCACGCTGTGCATGCACCGCGCGGTGCGCGACGACGAGCTCGCCCAGATCCCCGATTGGTGGCATCAGGCGGATGCGGTCGACATCGCCGGCGGGCCGCTCGAGGTCCTCGAGTCGTGCGGCGTGCCCGACATTCCGAGCGCGATGCCCTGCTACTCGCCGGGGCGTCGGACATTCGACTGCAATCGTCCCGATCTGTGGATCCCCGTCGACTGTGGCGTGTGCCCGCCGTGTATGGCGCGCAAGGCCGTGCGGACGCGGGGACCACTGACCGCCAACGTCGAGTTCGACGACCAGCGCCCGCTGTCAGTGATCTGATGCGGCTCAAACACGTGCTGTTTGACAGCAAGCCCGAGGTGATCTGCCACGTGTGCCCGGAGCACAAGTCGATCGCCGACTCGCTCCCATGCGATGACGACAAGGGTGCCGACGGGGAGTGCGCTCACGTGCAGTACCGCCCGTGTGACTGTGCTGACCCGGAGCCATGCGTCGCGTGCCCGCTCGAGGGTGCCGTCTCAGTCGAGGTTGCGGTCTGATGGCGCGCGCCATGATGTTCGTGGGCGGCCTGGCGTGCGGCTTCCTACTGGCGACCGCGGTGATCGCCAGTCATGCCGACGACGTCAACGCCGAGGTGCTCGCCGCCGCGACGGCAGCGCACAAAGATCCCGTAGCGTTGGCCGGGGCGGTGGCCAGCACTGGCGTCGACCCCTGGACCTACCTCCAGACGACGCCCGGCGAGTTGGATCCACCGCCAGCACACGCAAACTTCCCTGGCCAGTCATATACCAGCCAGTCAAGTCCCCGCGTGGACTGCATCATCCACTACGAAAGCCGCGGCGATGCGCGTGCTGTGAATCCGCGGTCCGGCGCGGCGGGGTTGGGCCAATTCTTGGCCTCTACCTGGAGGTCCACACCCCAGGGCCGCGCCGGACTGTCGGTGTTCAACGCTGAGGCGAACCGCGCCGCGGTCGGCTGGATGCTGTCGGCCGGGCGCGCCCGCGAGTTCGCTGTCGTCGCGGCAGGGCTCTGCTGATGCGCTACTGGCTGGACACCGAGTTCATCGAGTCCGGGCCCGATCGTCCGATTGAGTTGCTGAGCATCGGCATCGTGGCCGAGGACGGCCGCGAGTTCTACGCCGAGAACGCTAGCGCCGACCTGTCGAAGGCCAATGATTGGGTGCGCGAGCACGTCATCCGGCAGTTGATTTGCGTCGGCCATGTCAACCACCGCGTCGAGCTGCCGAGCTGCCCGGCCGCCTTTCGAAGTGCGATTGCTCTGGCAGTCCAGTTGTTCTGCGACCGCGAGATGTACGGCAAGCCCGAGTTCTGGGGCTACTACGCCGACTACGACTGGGTGGTGCTGTGCCAGCTATTCGGCTCCATGGTCGACCTGCCGAAGGGCTGGCCGATGTACTGCCGTGACTTGAAGCAATGGGCTGACGAGCTCGGCAATCCGCAGCTGCCCGAGCAGGGCAAAGGCGAGCACCACGCGCTCGCCGACGCGAAGTGGAACCGCCAGGCGTGGGAGTTCCTGGCTCACTACAAATTGGTGCTCGACGGAGGTTTCACCACATGACACGAGCTCTTGAACAACGCCGACCGCTGGATAAAACCTCGGGCGTGCGTCAGTTTGGCGACCTGCCGCCGGCCACCTCGAGCATGGATCTCAGCCGTGCGCTGGAGCTGGCGGGCATCGACGAGCCGGAGCTGGTGCTGCTGGCGTCCACCACCTTCAAAGAATGCTCCTCGATGGAAGAGCTGATCACGCTCATCGCCACGGTGCGGCGACGTGGGCTCGACCCGCTCCTCAAGCAGGTCTATTACGAGCGTTTTGGGGGCGAGAGCAGCGGACCATCGCTGCACATCGGGATAGACGGACTGCGCACCATCGCCGTCAAGACCGGTCGCTACGTCGGCGCGGGTGAGCCACGCTTTTCCGACGTCTACGACATGCGCGTCGACGATCGCGGCGCGACCAAGCCAGTGCCAGCGAAATGCGTCGTCACGGTGTTTGCCAACAATGGCGCTCGCGTTGGCGCATTCGAGGGCGTCGCGTTCATGGACGAGTGCTACCCGGGCGTCGGACCACGCGGTCGAATGTGGCGCGCGCGGCCGCGCAGCATGCTTTCCATAGCCGCCGAACGGCAGGCGTTGCGGCGCGCGTTCCCGTCCGAGACGGGCGGCCTCGCGGATGTCGACGAGGGCGAGCAACCGACGGGCCCGGTCGTGGTCGAACGTCCGTCAGAACGCGACACAGCGGCCGGAGCCGATGACTACAACCGCATGCTCGGCGAGAGCGTCTACGCAGTGGACACACGCACCGGCGAGGTCGTGCAGGACCCGCGCGCCGCGGCGATCGTCGAGCAGGCGCGCGCCGCGGCCCAGGCGCGAGACGAGACGGTGGTCCAGCTCAACCGCGCGGAATTGCGGGAGCGCTGGGGACTACTGACAGGGAAGGCACGCGACCTGGGCGTCGAATACGAGCCCATCAGTCAGTCGGTGAGTGATGCTGACGCCCTCGCCGCGGTCGAGGACCTCGAGCGGCGGGTGCGCGATGCAGAGGCCGGAATCGTGAAGGAAGGGGTGATCTGATGCCGTTGTTCGAAGTCGCGATCCTGCAGAACCCGACGAAGAAAGCCGCCGAGGATGGCATCGGCCAGGAGCTGATCTTCGGTCCGAAAGCCGTGATCGCCCGCGACGCCCAGTCCGCGGCGATCAGCGCGGTGTTGGACTCCAACGGCGAATTGAAGGAGGTCGACCGCTCGCGGCTCGAGGTCCTCGTGCGCCCTTTCGCGTGAGCGCGCCCGACACTGCCGAGCCGTCGCAGCGGGGCAAGCAGGCACCGACTGCCACGGCGGCGCCGGACATGGTGTTGGTGCCGGACCCAATGTTCCAGCAGCTGCAGGGACTTGTGTCGCCGTCCGGCAACGTCAACCCGTATTGGCAGCAGAACCTCGGCATGACGACGCAGGTCCTGCCGGGCGTGGCGGGCGCGCAATCGTTCAATGCGCAGCAGCTCACTCAGACCGTGCCCGACTTCTACGTGAGCACGCACCGTCAATGAGCCGCTGGTGGCTCGTGGAGCTGCACGAGGACCTGGAGCATCTGCCGTTGACGGCGACGACCGCGCCGACGGACCGCTTCGGCGTGTGGAACGGCGTGCGCAGCGTCAATGGCGTCAAGCAACTCACCGACATGGAGGTGGTCAGCTTCGAGACGCTGGAGGAGCTGCTGCGGCCGACCGATCCAGAGCTGATTCGTTTGTGGAGGAGGCAGAGGGCCGAGCGTGCCAAGGAATCCACAGCCAGCACTTGAGGGCGAAACCCAGCGCGAGTACGCCTGGCGGATCTATCCGAACGATGCGCGCGCGATCCTTGAGCTCACGGAGGCGCACACCACGCGCTGCAAACAGCCGATGTGCCAGGCGCCGATCTGGTGGGGCACCACCCGGGCGAACAACCGGCGCTGTCCCTTCGATGTGAAGCCTGACGGCACCCGCACTGGGACCTCCCACTGGCGAACGTGTCGACAACGCCCAGAAAGGAATCGATAGCGATGCAATTTCGAGCACGGCTCGCTGCGGTGCGCGGCACGCCCTCACGCGCGGATGATGTGCGCAGCGGTTGTGGCAGGACGAATCGGAGTTGGACTGGGTGCCCACTGACGGTCTGGTGAAGTCGTTATTGAGACGGTATTCGCCGGAGGTTGTTGCCAAAGGCATCTGCGACGTCGCTGGGAAGATTGGGACCGGGTATCTGCCGCAGCACGGAAATAAGTGGATTGCGTATCTCCATGTGGTCTGTCGCACCTTCGCGACAGAGTCTGGAGACGGCTGAATGCCACGTACGCGCAATATCCGCCCAGGGTTCTTCACAAACGATTCGCTTGGCGAGTTGCAGCCTGTCGTGCGCTTGCTCTTCGCCGGACTGTGGACCGTGGCTGACCGCGACGGACGCTTGCTGGACCGGCCCAAGAAGCTGAAGGCGGAGTTGCTGGCATACGACCACGTGAACGTCGAGAAGGCGCTCGACCAGCTGGCGGAGCGCGGGTTCATTCAGCGCTACGAATCCGGTGGTGAGCGGTGTATCCAGGTCCAGAACTGGCGCAAGCACCAGCATCCGCATCCGCGCGAGGACGCATCCGTGTTGCCGGCTCCGGAGGGATATCAAGCCGGACCTGAGTTAACCCCAGAGCCGGACCCGGAGCCGGACCTAGGTGCTCCCCCGGCCCGTCTCGTAGCTTCGTCTTCTTCGTCTTCTTCGTCTTCTTCGTCTTCTTCGTCTTCTCGTAGCTCGTACCCCCTGCCCCCTATCCTCGGCCCAGCCGAGGCAGGGGGTGACGCGCCCCCCAATGGGGCGCCCGATTTGAGTACGAACGGGACGAGGCCACGAGTCCGAAGCGCCAAAGCCGAGTCACCACGAGACCCAACGTGCTGCCCAGACTTCGCCAGGACAGGCACCGACCACTGGGCGTACTGCCCGAATGCCAAAGCACCGGCCGAAGGCGAAGCATGACGACCACGCTCAGCGCGGACTGGTATCTGGCGGCTCGCGAACGCTGCCACGCCCTGGCCGTCGAGATGGTGCGGCTCGATCACCTCGCCGACGCCTTCGAGGCCGCGGGCCAGTACACCCGCTCCGATCAGGTGCGTTTCGATCGCGAAAGTGTGCGCGAAGATCGCTCGAAATTGATGCGCGAAATCTGGCGCCATCGGCGCGTTCTGGCGCCCAGGCGGGTCCATGCCTGATGCGGCGGGGGTGACGGGTGAGCAGCAAGCGGCACGTGCGGCAGCGACAGTGTGGCCAGAAGCGCCCGTTTCCCACGCTCGGTGAAGCCCGCGGGATGGCGGCGATCCAGCGGCGTCGCAGCGGCGAGCGCTGGTCCGCGTATCGCTGCAAGTGGTGCGGCTTCGTCCACGTCGGACACACTCCAGCGCCGCGGGCCACCGGCCGCCGCTGATGCCTCGTGGCGTCGCGCATCCGCCCGAGCTGCGCGCCCAGGCCGTCGCGGCGGTCCTGGCCGGCACGGCGCTGGCGGAGGTCGCGCGGCAGTTCGGTGTCTCGAAGGGCACGCTCGGCAACTGGCTCGCGGCCCACAATGAAGCGCCAGTTGGAACGGTTGGAACGCCCCACGCGCGTGCGCGCGATCCCGAGTCGATCGCCGAGCTGATCCTTGACCTCATCACCACCCACGTCACCACCATTCAGGCTCAACTTCAGGCAACGACCAGGCCCGACTGGCTTGAAAAACAGTCCGCGGCCGAGCTTGCCCAGCTGGTTGCCGTTGAGCGCGATACCACGCTTCGACTTCTCGCCGGACTCCGGCCTGTCGCTGCAGACGCCGACGACGACCAGCGCACCCTCGCAGCTCCCGACTCAGGAGACGCTCGAGCGTGACTGGCGGTTGTGGCTGCGCACGCTGTTCGGTCGCTACCTGAGCCGCGCCGGGCAGTTCGTCGCATTCGCCCCGCACCACGAGGACCTGTGGAGCTGGCTCTGGTCCATCGAGCTCGAGCAGCGCACCGTGCCATTCGTCGCCGTGTGGCCCCGCGGAGGCGGCAAATCGACCAATGCGGAGCTCGGATGTGTGGCGCTGGGCGCGCGCGGTCGACGGCGCTACGCGCTCTACGTATCGGCGACGCAGGCGCAGGCCGATGACCATGTGCAGACGATCGGCGGCCAGCTCGAGTCCGCGGCGTTTGCCGAGGTCTACCCGGACGCGGCGGCGCGGCTGCTGGGGAAATACGGCTCGGCGCGTGGTTGGCGCCGCGACCGGTTGCGCACCGCCTCCGGTTTCACCATCGATGCCCTCGGTCTGGATGCTGCCGTGCGCGGTGTGAAGCTCGACGAGGCCCGTCCGGATCTGATTTTGTTCGACGACCTGGACCGCAGCGACGATTCACCCCAGACCATCTCCAAAAAGATCGACGTGCTCACCCGCGAGCTGCTGCCTGCTGGATCCGTCGACTGTGTGGTGCTCGGCGTGCAGAACCTGATCCGCTCCGACGGCATCTTCGGCCAGCTCGCCGACGGCACCGCGGACTGGCTCAGCGACCGGCAACTCTCGGGGCCCGTTCCGGCGCTCCACGAGTTTCGCTACGAGCAGCGCGGTGGCAAGACGTGGATCACGGGCGGCACGCCCAGTTGGAGCGGTCAGGACGTGACGGTGTGCCAGGCGCGGATCAATGATCTCGGACTGCGCTCGTTCCTGGCGGAATGCCAGCACGAGGAGTCGGCCGAGGGTCGTGCATTCCCGGAGTGGTCCAACGACGCACACGTCTGCGATCCGTTTGACATTCCGAGTGAGTGGCTCCGCTTCCGCGCGGTGGACTACGGCTATGGCGTCCCGTTCTGCTGTCTGTGGGGCGCACGTGCACCGTGGGGACAAGTGTTTATCTATCGCGAGCTGTACGGCGCGGGCATCGTGGATAGCGAACAGGCAGTGCAGATTTTGGCTGCAACGCCTCGGCGCGAACGAATCCACGACAGTGTCGGGGATCCCTCGATGTGGACGCGCACCCACAATGGGCGGCCGGTGCTCGCGCCGTCCGACGCATACGCCGAAGTGGGACTCGTGCTCGGCAAGGCGAGCAATGAGCGACTGGCGGGCAAGGCGCGCGTGCACGAGGCGCTGTACTTCGACGACGACGTGCAGCCCATGCTCCAGGTTTTTCGCGGGGCGGCGCCGAACCTGGTGCGCACACTGCCGAAATTGCCGACGGATCCGCACAATCCCGAGGACGTGGACACCACCGCCGAGGACCACGCGTACGATGCGCTGCGCTACCTGCTGGCGACGATCGAGTTCACGTGGCCGTCGCGTGAACTGGGGCGCTCAACCTACAGCTTCAGCCGCTAACTGCTCAGTTGCCGAGGTAGATCACCGACGGCGTATTTACCGACGTACCGATGCGGTTGCCGCTCGTGTCGTAGTGGGTGGTGGTCGTTGGCACGTCGTTGTGCGTGCTCCCGTCGAGATAGATCACCGATGGGGTCGTGACGCTCGTGCCGATCTGGCGGCCGTACTGGTCGTAGTCGATGGAGGTGGTGCTCGGCTGGACGAGCGTGTCGGCGCTGGCGCTGGCGATGGCGGGGGCCAGGAGTGCGCTACCAAGCGCGAGTGCGGCGAGGAGATACGATCGAATATGCATCGCGAAGATCTGCCTTCGTTGTGCGAGGTGTCTCGGCCCGTTCTGCGGGCCGGGCCGCCGACTATAGCCCGCAGTCGAGTCGAGTGGCGGTGGAGTCTGCGTGTCGGCATGGTTACGGCCGGTCCCGGCGCGTGAAACATTCGCCGTGAAACATCGCGTTACACTTCGGCCCCAGAGTCGTGGCTGATCGTCCGCCCAGCGCGTCGTACCTGAGCGAGCTCCAGACGGAGATGTACGACCGCTACCGCCGCGACGATGTGCAGATCGACACCATGCGCGCCCAGCGCGAGATGCGCATCCCGGCCATGATGGGCGCCGACGAGAAGTACACCCTCGTCAACGTCGACCCTCGCGACCCGGACGTGAGCGAGGAAGCCTTCCAGCAGACGGCGATGCTCACCCTCGAGCGGCCCAAGCTGCACCTGGACGGTGGCGAGTCCGATACGGCGCAGACCGCGGCGTCCCAGCGCGAGCACTGGACCGAAGAGACGCTCTGGTCCTGCGGCTCGAGGACGCCCGGCGCGGACACGATGACCTTTGTGACCGACGCGGCGCTCAACGACGGCGGCGCGTGGGCCAAGATCCTGTTCCTGCCAGACGCCTGGGACAAGCGCTACGCCTATCCGGTGCCCAACCCTGGCGAGAGCGCCGAGGCGTGGGCCCACTACGACAAGGCCACCGAGGACGTAAAGAAGGCGTGCGGCCCGCCGTTTGCCTGGGAGTTCTGCGACGCCCGCGCGGTGTACCCCGACTACATGGGCGGCAGGATCGCCGAGGTGCTCGAGGTCACCGACCGACCGGTGCGCACCACGTTCCGCCGCTACCGCCTCGGCGTCGACGGCGAGGGCAACATCGTGCCCGAGGAGTTCGGCCAGTCGCAGGCTTCGAACGCATACGGCGCGGCCGGACGGCCGATCTTGCCGACCAGCATCACCATGATCGAGCACTGGGACGAGACGTGGGCGTCGTGGGCGGTGACCGGCACCAACTGCAAGAGTGAGCCGACGGGCGCAATCGTCAAGCAGTTCAAACACAACTACGGCTTTCTGCCCTACGACTTCGCGCCAGGCCTGTGGATGAACCACTGGCGCAACCGCAAGGTGGGCTGGGGGGTGTCGCAGACCAAGCTCTGGCTGGTGCAGTACCGCCAGTATCTGCGCGCGATGCACGCCCAGTACGTCGCCCGTGACCTCCTGTCACCGCTGGTCACGTACGGCGATTCGAGTGCGGCGCCGGTCATCGGTGACGACGGGAAGCCGCGGGACCGCGACCCCGGCCCGCTGCCCGGCGAGGTGATCAACCTCGGACCTGGTCGTCAGCTCGCGCGGATTCAGTACCCCGACGCGGCCACGCTCGAAAAGCATATGCAGCTGATCGACAACGCCATCCGCGAGCTCGAGTCGCCGCGCGTGACGACGCTCAGCGGCATGGAGGGCGCCGGCTTCGCCATCAGTCAGGTGCTGAGCTACTCGAGGACCCGCGTCGGGCCGATCGTCAACAACATCCAGGCGCTGCTCGAGCGGCAGTCCGAAAAACTCTGGGACCTGGCGCAGAACAAGGTCAAGGAGAAGATCTGGGTCGGCTATACCGGCTCGGACTCCAGGAGCGGCAGCGGCTACATTGGGCTGGGCCCGGACGACTTCGCGCGCCCGGTCAAGGTGCGCTGGGAGGTGCAGCAGGAGCTGCCGACCGACGACCTGATCAAGGCGCGCTACGCACACGAGCGGCTGCAGGCCGGCACGTGGGGCAGCGACGAGGCGATCGAGTACCTCGGCAACAATCCGGACGAGATCCGCCGAAGCAAGGCGCGCGACCGCATCCGCCAGAGCGATGAGTACCAGAAGTGGCTCGACCAGCAGGTGTTCCAGTTTGCAGGACGAGGAGACATCCTGGGCGCTGCATCACAGGCCCAGGCGCTGGCTGCCAAGGGCACCCTACCCGGACAACCAGGCGCGGGGCCGAACGGCATGCAGACCCCGGCTCCGGGTGTCTTCGAGGGCGGCGCGGCAGGTGCAGGAGGGGTCCCGGACCTCGCCGCACTCGCCACCGCGCCGAACGGCGCCGGCGCGTTGCCACCGCCGGGGCAGCAGGTCATGATGGGCTCAGCCGCGAATATCGGCGCCCCAGGCGCAGGAGGTTTTTAAGAGTGATGGCAGGCAACAAACTCGGTAGCAATCCCTCGAGCAAGGGCTGGAAGCCCCCGTCGAACCGCGAGCACCCACCCAAGGCCGGTGCGCATGACTGCGGCCCGGTCAGCAACCACGGTGGTGGCTACGGCGCCGGCGGCAGTGGTGGACCAGTCTCTCCGCCGCCCCACGGCGTCGCGAAGCGCTGAGCCATGGTCCAGAAGCGGCGGGGTCGAAAGTGGACCGAGGCCGCTGACACCGCGGCCGACAAGCGCGCCGGGATCAAGCCCGGCAGCGCTCGAGACAATGCCCTCGACCGCTCGCGGGGCGTGCCCGTGCGGCCGCCGAAGAAAGGCAAGTAGCGGTGGCCGGCAAGAACTGGATCAAGGATGCGGTCAAACGACCGGGTGCGCTCACACGGAAGGCCAGGTCCGCGGGCATGTCGGTCTCGGAGTTCGCCAACAAGGCCACCAGGCCCGGCAGCAAGGCGAGCACCCAGACCAAGCGCCAGGCCAACCTCGCGAAGACCCTGCGAAAGCTTGGGTGACGATGCCATCTTTCCGCTGGTGTGCTTCGGGCTGATGGTCCTGGTGCTGGCGGTGATCCTGCTCAACGAGTGGCGCTGATGCGACCCCGTCGCTTCGGCCGCAACTGGCGCTGGCCACGCCGCTGGCCGGCATGGTTCGACGCGATGGGCTGGCACGGATGCCCGAACTGGTCGCACCACTTCACCTGGCGGGACGCTTAGAGAAACATGCCGAGCCAGAACAATCCGCAGGACCCGGACGTGCTGCGCGACTCGCTCACCCGCGAGGTGACCAACGACGCGTACGCCATCGCGGGCCAGATCTTCAAAGGGCCGCATTCGGACGTCAGCCGCGTGAGCAACGAGCAGCTCGACGAACGCTACCGCCAGGCGTTCATGCGCGAGGACCGCGGCTACCTGATGGCCGAGGCCTCGCGTGACCCGGCCCAGTTCCTGGCGGCCATGGAGCGCCTCGGCGTGAGCATGCCGCCCGGCGAGGAGCTGCAGCCCAACCCGCCGCTACCCAAGGCGGCCAAGAGCGCCGCGCCGATCCCGAAAGCGCCGACCGCGACCCAGCCGACAACGTATGCCGCGCCGGAAGACGTGCCCGCGCTGCCGACGCCACCAGCCGCGCCCGCCGCGGTGCCGCCGATGGTGCTTTCTCCATCGCAGGCACCCGTGCCCTTGCAGGCGCCAGTAGTCACCGCGATGCCGCCCCCGCCCGGCGTGATCCCGCCGCCGGCGCAGCCTCCGTACTGAGCCACTCGTGCCGTACCTGCTGCTCGACGACGCCGCGGACGAGGCGACGCGTCGGCTGCATCAGTTCGGGCAGGACCAGCTCTCGAGCCTGCAGAGCGCGCCGGCGGGGCTGGTGCAGGGCGCCCAGAGCGCCACCGCCAGCGCGCAGGACATCACCCAGCGCTTGATGCAGTTCGGGCAGGATCAGCTCGGCTCCCTGCAGCAACAGGCCCAGCCGATCGTCTCGAACGTCGATGACATCACGGGCCGGCTGCACGCCTTCGGCCAGGACCAACTCAACGCTGTGACCCAGGTGCCGCAAGCGGTGCAGTCATTGCTCACGCCCATGGCACAGCAGGCACAGGCCGCCGGCGCGCAGGCGCTCCAGCCCTTGCAGCCGCTCGTCGACGTCGCGCAGGCGGGCAACGTCAACCTGGACCAGGGTCAGGGTCAGGCTGATCAGCAACTGCAGACCGGCGGCGACCTGAAGGACTACGCACGCCAGGCGGCGCTCAAGTTCGGCATCGATCCGGACATCTTCGTGCGCCAGATCCAGCAGGAGTCCGGGTTCAACCCGAACGCCAAGAGTCCGGCCGGCGCGACGGGCATCGCCCAGTTCATGCCTGGCACCGCGGCCGGTGTCGGGCTGGACCCGACCGACCCGTACGCGAGCCTCGCCGCCGCGGCGAAGATGGACGCCGACAACCTCAAGAAGTACGCGGGCGACTGGGCCAAGACGCTGGCGGCATACAACGCCGGGCCCGGCAATGTCGACAAGTACGGCGGCGTGCCGCCCTTCGAAGAGACGCAACGCTACGTCAGCACCATCCTGCAAGGCGCCAAAGACGTCGTGCAGCAAGGCGTGCAGGCCGCGCAGGACCTCGGCACCAAGGCTAGCAACGTCCTGCCGCAGCTCAGCCAGTTCGGCGACAAGCAGCTCACCAACGCTGAGGCGTACGCCGCGTGCGGGCCCGCGGCCGCAGTCCGGTTCGCGGAGATGTTCGGACGCAACCCAACCCTGCGCGAGGCGGTCGATTTGGCCAAAGGCGTCGGCTGGACCGCTGCCAACGGCATGGCCGGCCTCGCGTCCGAGAGCAAACTTTTCGACGCGATGGGCATCGCCCACCGCACCGTCGGTGCGGACTGGCAGGCGCTCGCCAAGGAGGCCCAGAGCGGCAACCCGGTGGCGATCTCCACTCCAGGCCACTACTTCACGGCCGATGGCTACGACCCGAACACCGGCGCGTTCCACGTCGGCAGGAGTGGCACGGACCTGCGCCAGGGCTCGGAGTGGATGACGCCGGCGCAGATGGAGTCGGTGATGGGGCCTTTGCAGGGCGGGCTGGCCGCGGATCACCCGCTGGTGCCAGGCAGCTCGCCATTGAGCGCCGGCACCGCGGGTGGTGCAACAGAAGCGGCCAACCGCTTGATCGACGTCGCGGGCCAGGCCAAGGACCGAGCCATGCAGATGCTGGACCGCGGGCTGCCACTGGCCGGCGACCTCGCCACCGGTGGGCTGACGCGGCGCTTCAACGAGAACCTGCAGGACCTGACCCAGAAGGTGCTCGGCGCCGGCCAGCAGGACGTCAATCAGCCGACTGCCGAGTTGACTGGCGGGGGTACGGTGGACTCGCAGCAGACGCTCGACCAGCTCGCCAACAAGTACGGCACGCGCGATGTTGCCCAGTACAACCCCCAGGACCAGCAGCTCGCCGGACAGGCGATGCTTGCGGCCGGCGGCGACCTGGCGGCCGCCAGGTCCTCTGGCATCAGCGCGCCGAGCCTGGATGACATTGGGCAGGCAAAGGACAGTGCGCTCGATGCACTGGAGCGTTTTCGTCAGCAGCAAGCCGCCGGTGACACGCGCGACCTCGGATGGACTGCGCCCATTACGGCCGAGATCAGGCGACAGATGACTCCGAGACCTGACGAGGAGCTGCCCGATTGGGCGCGGCCGAAGCCGCTCGATCTGACCAAACCACTCGGCCCGCAACTGGGCATTGACCCGTACGGCGACATCGTGCAGAAGGGCATCCCGCAAATCATCAGTGGCGTGCAGCAGGGCAACCTGGGCGACGTGCTTGGCGGCGGGCTGCAGACGCTCATGGGCGCAGCGTCGGTACTACCCGGCGGTGGCGCGGAGTCGGCTGCGGGCCGCGGTGCCCGCGAGGTGCTGCCGGCGCTTGAGCAGGGCGTCCTGGGTGACCTCGGCAAGACTGGCGAACAGGCCGCTGAGGACCTGCTGCGGGGCGAGGGTGGCGCAATCCCGGTGCGTGCAGGACTGACCCTGGGCGGTGCCGTAGCCGGTGGTTACGCTGGCAATGCGACCGCGCCCGAGGACGCCGAGCTGCGCGATCGTGCCGCGCGCATCATCGCTGGCGCTGGCGCCGGAGCCGGCCTGGCTTCAGGCGTGGCGGGGCTGAGCAGACCGCTCGAGCAGTCAGTACTGCAGAGCCTGCGCACTGCTGGTGTGGTTGCGGGTCCGGCGCGGGCGACGCCGTTGCGCGGCCCGATCGCCGAGGCCGTCGACCTCACGAAGCAGTCGATCCTGACTAACCCCGCGACCCATATCGCCAACGTCATCGGCAACACGATCGAACTGGGACGGCAGCCGATCGCGCTGGCGATGGGTGGACGGGGCGATGACGCACTGGCTGGCCTGATCTCGGTCGCGCGCGCCGTGCCAGATGCCGCAGGTAATGCGCTCTCAGCACTGCAAGGACGAAGCCTCGCCACCCTCGCCGGTGGCGCGAGCAACATCCCCGCGCGCGCGCCGGTGTTCCGCGCCCTGTCCGCGGCCGATGCCTTCACTCGCACACTCGGCGAGTACCAGGGCATGGCATCCGAAGCCAATCGGCTGCTGCGCCAGGCCGGCATTGCCCCGAGCGATCCGGGCGCTGCGGCCTACCTCGCGACCCACGCGGCGGATCTGTACGCCCAAGGCGCGCGCGCCGGCGCTCAGAGCGTCTTTGGGCGTGTCGCCAGCGCTGGTGGTGGCCGTAGCGTGCTCGACAACATCTTCCAGACGTACGCCAACGCCAAAGAAGGGCTGCTCAACAGTCCGCGGCTGCGCGACCAGGCGATGGGTGCACTGATGGACTTCTTCGTGCCGTTCAGCGGCGTGCCGGTGCAAATGCTCGAGATCGGCATGAACCGCCTACCGGTGGCAGCCCAGGCCAGCGGTGCCGTCCGCGCCGTACGCGCGCTCGCTGCTGGCAACGTGGGCGAAGCCCAACGAGCGGTCGGCGAGACCGGCCTGGAGACCGCACTGCAGCTGATGATCGCCAAGCAAGTCGCTGATGGGAACATTCGCGGACCCGACGATCCCGAGCACCCCAACTCGGTGCGCATTGCTGGCAACTGGGTCAGCATGAACGAGTGGGGTGCGTACTCGCTGCCGATGCAGATCATGGCCTCGTTTGCCGATGGCTACGAAAAGGGCGGCCAGGACATCCCTGCCGGCGCGGACGTCGCCGGCTACTACGGCCCGCGCTTCGCCGGCGCGTTGAACGCCTCACTCAAGCCCTTCCAGCAGGGCATCCCTGGCGAAAACCTGCTCAGGCTGGTCTCCAATATCGGCCAGGGCGGCACGACCGCGGGCGCGCTCGGCCTGGCGCAAGACGCCATCAATCGCGTCACCGTGCCGGGCGCGGCGCGCTTCGTTGAGAACCTGATCGACCCGGTGGCGCGCGAGGTTGACCGCAAAGGCATCGCCTCCCTGTGGCAACTGCCGATGTCCAGTTGGCCAGGCCTGGCGGACAAACTGCCGGTCAAGATCGACCCGACGACAGGCGAGGCGCTGCAGAAAGCGCGGACAGGAGCTGGGATTCTCGTCGGTGTCCAGCAGGACGTGGCAAGCCCGATCACGCGCGAGGCTGACCGCCTCAACAAGGCCGGTTACAACCTCACGCCACCCAAGGCATATCCTGACACCGTCTCATACCAGGGAGCCCAGGTGAAGTTGAGCCCAGCAGAACAGCGGGCCGTCGCGCAGGCCACTGGCCACATTCTGGGGAACTTTGCCCAGCGCCTGAGCGAGCCTGACTATCAGCAGTCGGACGAGGGCCGCAAGGCGCGCCTGATGCAGGCGTACCTGAACGCCGCGTCGGACGCTAGGCTCAAGGCGTGGATTGACCTGGTCGGACCTGACGTTGCGCGCCAGCGACTGCTCGCCGGCCAGACGACGGTTGGCCGACTCAACCAGCAGGCCACGCCGCCGGCGATCGTGCCGCCGTTCCTGTCCAGCTCGAGCCTGTCCGCTCAGGAGCAGGCCGCGGCGCTCTCCGGGGCTGGCCGCTAATGCCCGAAGAGGGTCAACGGCCAGAGCACGATGCGCCAGAACTCGACCGACGTGACCAACATCACGGCCCACAGCAAGAGCGCGAAGCCACCGATCCAGGCCAGGACCGTTTTCAAGTTAAAGCGTGGCGTGGAGCTAGACTCTTCGCGCATCTGGAAGCCTTCCTTCTGGGTGCCATGCCCCGGCCGTTCGTGCGGCGCGGGGTTCTTTCGTGTCAGTATGCGGCCGGACTGTTGAGGCGGGGCTGAAATAAATGGCCAAGATCAACGAGCTGGTCAAGTCGCTGCCCGGTGGCCCGTGGACGATCTACGGTGACGGCCAGCCGGTCGAAGAGCTGCAGACGATCGCCAACCCGGCCGCGAGCAACCCGACCTCGCCAGCCAACACGCCCTCGACGGTTCAGGTCGGCACCGGCCGCTACTACATCATCGTCCAGGACGCCGATGGTCACCAGCGCGCGCAGTTCTTGACCGCGTCCAGAGACCAGGGCACCCCAGCGCCCGGCGTGCAGCCAGTTGCGCCGGTGACGGGCCAAACTCCTGGACCTGGCACGAAGCTCATCACGGACCTGAAAAACGCCAACTGGGACCCGGCGGGTCCGCTCGGCGACGTGCCAGCGGGGCCGAGTACCAAGCAACCCAGCGCCACGTCCCAGCTCGACCGCCTCGACGCTGACGGGAACGACGCGACCAAGACCGGCAAGCCCACCGTCACGCTGCGCGACCCAGCCACGGGTACGACGATCGCGCTGCCGAAGGACCCCGCGGGCACGCTGACGACGATCAACAACCAGCCGATGGTGGTCAAGCCCGACGGCACCGCCACCGCGGTCGTCGGGCCCGACGGCAAGCCGATCACCGTCAGCAAAGACAAGTCGCAGATGAACGTGCCAGGCATCGGCCTGGTCGAGTACGACCCGTCAAAAACGGGCAGCGACGCCTACAACGTTGTCGTCAAGACGCCCACCGGCGTCCAGGCCAAAGACCTGCAGCCGCAGAAGGTCAACGGCAAGGTCTATATCGCCGTCGACGACGGCAAGGGCGGCGTCACCTGGCAGGAGACCAACCTGCCCGAGAGCCACGTCTACACCGTGGCTGCCGGCGGCAACGACCCGCGCTCGCCCAACATCACGCTGATCGACGAGCAGGGCAACTCTACGACCGTCAAAAAGGAAGGCTGGACGCCGCCGCCCAACGCCCAGGCCGGTACGGCGATCACTCCCGACACGAGCTCGCCGTTCATCGTCACCATCGGCGACAACGGCCAGCCGATCTTCACCGAGAACAAGAACAAGGTCAGCATCTCCGAGGCGCAGAAGCAGCTGATCCAGCAGCTCGGCGGCAAGGTGGCCGACGGGTCGATGTCCGAGAAGTCCGCTCAGGACCTCATCGCGAGCACGACCCAGGCGATGACGGCCGAGGCGAACAAGCAGAACGCCGCGGCCAACATGCTGACGGCCCAGACCGGGCAGCAGCGTCTCGGCGTCGACGCCGCGAACAACGTCATCTCTGGCGTCAACCAGGCAGCTCAGACCGGCGCAGGCCTGCTCCAGAACCGCGTCACCAACGCGATGAGCGGGCTCAACACCGCCATTGGCGCCATCGGCAGCTCGAAGATGACCTCCGCGCCGGCGGGCATGGGCGAGAACCTGGTCGGTGGCCTGAGCGAGTGGGTCACCGGCCTCGGCGGCGGCCAGCCCGTGTACGACTCGGCCGCGGCGATGGTCAACGCCGCGAATCCCTCGGTCAAGGGCGATCCGACGGTGGCCACTCAGGCGTACGCCGCGCTGCGCGGCGCCATGGATCTGTACAAGCAGCAGACCGGCCAGGAGTGGCAGCCGCAGCAGCCGTTCAACTCGCCAGTCACGGCGCCGGTGGGCGCGGCCGCGGGCACGGCTGGTGGCGGCGCGCAGCCCGTGTTCAACACGAGCACGAATCCGGCACTCACGGCGGCGAATCACACCAACGCGCAGGGCTTCAACCCGCAGGCCTCGACTGCGGCGCTCAATGCTCAAGGCTTGATGGACAACCCGCAGGGCCGCGCGATCGCCGCCGGCCAGACACCGATCGCCTCGCAGGGCGCACCGACCACGCCAGGCCTGTACAACCCAGCCTGGCAACAGGGCATCCGCAGCGCCGTCGGCCAGCCCGCGACCGGGCCCGTCGTCGGCTCCGTCCAACCCATTCCGAGCCTCCCCATTCCGGGCTACTCGCCCTACGGTCCGTGGCGGGCGCCAGTGACGGTCTGAGATGGTTGCCTTCAATCCGCAGGGCAGTACCGCGGCGCTCAATGCGGCGGGGTACATGGATACCCCGGAGGGCCGCGCGGCATTCTCCGGCACGACGTACCCGACTTCAGGAGGCTCCGGCGTGGCAGACAGCACCAACAGTCCTCAGCTCGCAGCGTTCATCAACCAACTTGCGGGTGCCACCGCCTCGGGCAACATCCAGCAGATCCAGGAGGCCATCCGCGAGTTCAACCTGAAGTACGCCAACGACGTTGCAGGCCTCTACGGTCAGAACTTCGGACCTGGCAACCCAGCGCCCATCGGCGCGGCGACTCTCGCCTCAGGTCAGGCCACCGGCGGCATCGGCTACATCCCTGGCTATACCGGCACCAACGCCTCGCAGACACAGTCGCTGCTCGAGGGCCAGGCCGGCACGGCCCAGGCCGCGGCGGGCCTGACCGGCTTCTACTCCGCGCCCAGCCAGTCCGAGTGGACGCCCGGCACCTTCGTGCGCCTGGACCCGAACACGTACGACACGAGCCAGTACGGCGACGTCCAGATCAGCTACGTACTGCCGTCAGGCCAGCTGCAGCGCGTCAACATCCCCCAGGCCAGGGCGATGGGCTGGAACGGCGACCTGTCGACGATGAACACGACGACGGCGCAGCACGCGCTGGCGCTCGAACGGGCGCCACCGCAGCAGCTGCCGCAGCAGACGCTCCAGGGGCTGAGCACGTACAGCAACCTCAATACCAACGCTCAGAACACCGCGCTGGCTGTTGCGGGCACGACAGGCATGTACCAGGCGCCGGTGACGATCCAGCCACCGGGCACGGATATCGGCGGTGGCAAGTTCTCTGACCTGCCGCCCGATGTGCAGCAGGCGTACTACCAGTCGCGCGGTTCAGACTGGAACGCGGCGATGGCGGCCTGGGTCAACGATTCGAACAACGCGATCCGTCAGTTCTATCAGCAGAACGGTTTACCCCTGCCGAACCAGCCCGGCGCGCCGCAGGAGACGCTCGCGGCGCAGAACCAGTACTTCACCCAGGCCGCGGACCTGGCCAACCAGTTCGGCCAGTACTACGCGCCGGGCGCGCCAGGTCAGGCGGGTCAGGCGGGCGTCAATGCGCCGCAGGTTGGCCAGCAGACGCTCGCCGCCAACGAGCAGTACTACCGCCAGCAGCTCGACGCGATCAACGCCGCCGCGGCGCTGCAGGCCAACCCGTTTCGCCAGCAGCAGGTCATCGGCCAGCTCGGCAACGTGCTGGGCGTCGGCGGTCACCCCGCGGCCAGTTTCAGCGCCCCCAACACGGTGGCCGGCGTCGGCACCGCGGGCGGCACCGGCCCGAACACCGGCATGGCGTACATGTCGCAGCTCATCGACGACATCCGCGGCGGCACCAACTCGGCCAACTCCCAGGGCGTGCAGGGCGTGCTCGACGCCATCCCGACGCCCAACAAGATCAACTCCCAGGATTTTCTGCGCTCGGCGCCATCGACCCAGAACATGATCCTGCAGGGCATGCAGGAGAAGTACGGGCTGGATCCGAACGACTCGCTGACCCAGATCAAGAACACGCTGCCGTCGTTCCAGGCGCCCACGACGTTCGGGACGGTGAAGGGGTAGAGCATGCCGCTACTGGGCGGGAGAAAGGCCAGGACGAAAGCGGGAATCGCGAGCAACATCCGCACCGAGATGAAAGCGGGCAAGCCGCAGGACCAGGCGATTGCGATCGCCATGCGTAAGGCGGGCAAGCCGAAACCTTTGAGAAAACGATGACTGTCGACGTCACGCGCTCCATCCATCCCGACCTGCTCGACGAGTACCAGGACCAGATGCAGCTGGCCGCCGGTGCGACCGCCGAGATGCCGCCGACGGCTAAACGCCAGCGGCGTGGACGTGGTGCCACGGCCCAGTCTGCTGCTTCCACTCCCGGAGCCGAGCAGGCGCCCGAGCTTCCTCCGCTCGAGGCCCCCGTCGCACCCACGGACGGATCCGGGGACGGCGCCGTGTTGCCCCCGGACACCGCCGAGCCCGAATGGCTGAAGCAGCTGCGCGCCACGAGCGACCCGAAGGAGATCGTCGCACTGGTCACGCGCAACGTGCCGCGCGAGGACCTGAGCCGCGACGACGTGCTGGCCGGCCTCATCGGCGATCTGGGTAACAAGCGTGCCCGCCAGATGCTCGAGGACCAGGAGCGCCAGCGCCAGGAGCGCGCCCGTCAGGAGGCCTACGAGAAGGGCGACCTGTACACCCTCGGCCAGCTCGAAGCCACCAACCTGCAGCAGCAGCGCCAGTCAGCCCAAGCGCAGAACGACCCGTACCTGGTCGCCGTGCGCAACTTCCAGGCCGGCCTGCCCGAGGAGGTGCAGCGCGAGGTCCAGGGAAAGAACTACGATTCGTTCGGCGCATACTTGTCCGCCGTCCAGGACGCTGCGATTCGCCACGGCGTCTCGGAAGAGGTCAAGAAGCGCTCGGGGGCTCTGGAAAAAGCAGAGCTCTCGGCAACCGTCGGAAGTGAGCAGTCCCCAGAGCTAGACGGAGGACCTGCCCAGGCGTACCGCGAGATCACGGACGCCCAGGTCGCCGCCATGACGCTCGAGGAGTACGACCGTCACTTCGACGAAAAGGGCCGGCCAAGACCCGGCGTTCGCGTGCGCCTGGAGCGGGGTATCGACGTTCGCAGGCGGTGATCTCCTCACCTGAAAGGGTGGGACGCCAAGGAGCGACCAATGCCCGTTGGGGCTACAGAGTTCGTCGACAAGACCATCGCCGACGGCGTGTTTTCGCCAGACATCTGGTCCAAGCAGGTGCTGCGCGCCACCGAGTCGAACCTCGTGCTCGCCAAGTGCGTCAACCGCGGCTACGAGGACGACGCCAGCGTCGGGAAAGCGGTCAAGGTCGCCAGCATCGGCAACGTCGCCGCGCGGGCAAAAACCGAAAACACCGCCATCACCTACGAGACGGTGGCCGAGACCGCGACCACCATCACCCTCAACATCTGGAGCTACGCCGCGGTCGGCATCGAGGACATCGTCAAGGTCCAGTCGATCGTCGACGTGCAGAACGAGTACCAGATGAAGATGGGTTACGCCATCGCCAAGGACATCGATTCGAAACTCGCCGCGGACGTGGCCGGCTTCTCCCAGACCGTCGGTACCCTCGGCACCGCGCTCGCCGACGTCGACATCATCCGCTCCAACCAGTACCTCGACGATGCCGACGCGCCCGAAGAGGACCGCTTCTGCATCCTCAGCCCGGCCGAGAAGGCCAACAAGCTGACGCTCGATCGCTGGACCAACGCGCTGTACGTCGGCAACCCCAAGCCAGTGATCAGCGGCAGCATCGGCGACATGTACGGGCTGAACATCATGGTCACCACGAACCTGGTCAAGCCGTCCGGTGGTCAGGCCAACAACACGGTCTTTCAGCGCGAGGCGCTGGCGCTCATCGTGCAGCGCTCGCCCAAGATGCACCTCTTCTACGACATCGACTTCTTCACCTGGAAGCTCGCCTCGGAGGTCATCTACGGCCACCAGGAGATGAGGGACAACTTCGGCGTGTGGGCCAAGGGCGTCGGATGAGCGATCTTCTCGAACGCCTCGAGCAGCGGGCCGCGCCGGCGCAGGTTCAGCCGCGGCGCGGCATGAACTACAACTTTCCGCTGCAGTGGTACCGCCGCCCCGATGGCGACATCGTGCGCCTGCAGAGCGACCCCAACAACCGCACCTATTACGAGGACAAGGGCTTCGTGCTGTTGCGGCCCGCCGAAGAGCGGGAGTGGCTGGCCGAGGTGCGGCCGGTGGTCATCGCCGAGCAGAAGAAGCGCGCGCAACTGATCACCGCCATTCGCAAAATTCAGGCGGTCGCGCCCCAGTTTCTGATCGACGACGACGACCAGCTGGCGTTCGCCACGATGCCGCTCGACGAGCTGGACCAGTTCTACAAGGACGGCTGCGAGCTCATCGGCCGCAAGGTCCGCCTGCCGGCCATCCGACCCGAGAAGGGCGACGCGCTCAAGGATCCCAACCTGAGCGGCGTCGAAACGTCTGACCAGACTTCCATCGAGGAGCTGCAGGGCAAGCTCGAGCGCCAGGGCGCGACATTCCAGGGTCAGGGACATGACCCCATCCGGGAGAGCAGACGACGATGAGCCAGTGGCTCGATGCAGCGCAACAATCGACGGAACCGCTCGGCACTCCGCCGGGCGACCTGTACTTCGAATACTCCAAGCCCGACGGCGATACCTTCCTCGCCTCGGCAGCCAACGCTGAGCATTACCTCGCCAAGGGCTACACGGTCACCGGCGAGCAGACGATCAGCGACTCGGACACCTTTCGAGACGTGCTGAGTCCTGGCACCAACGCCGTGCCGGCCGATGGAACCGCGACGAGCGAAGCCACGGCGACGACGGGCGTCGACCAGCCAACGGCACCCTGATGCCGCCGCCCACGCTCAATGCGCCGGGCACCTGGGCAGCGTGGGCCAACAACGCCGCCACGCTGCAGAGCTACGTGGCCGCACCCGACCCGCCCGGCACGCTCATGTTCCAGGTCCAGAAGCCACCGGGCGGCGCGACCGGCGACAAGGTCAACATCCCCGCCTGCAACGGGCCCAAGTACGTGCGACTGGGCTACACCATCACGGGCGAGTGGACCATCGACCCGCTCGATGTGAGCAACGTGGTACCCATCGTTGGTACCCAGGCCGCCACGGGCAAGATCACGCCGCCGGCGGGCGCCGCCGCGGGCTTGTGGACGCACACGGCCGTGGACTGGGGCGGCAACGAGGGCAAGACCAAGCCGTCGAGCTGGCCAGCCGACGCGATCAACGGGCAGCCAGGGCCTGGGCGCGGCACACGGCCCCAGGGCACGACCTACGTGGTCATTCCCGCGTCCACGCCGGCGGGGCTGATCACCTGGTCCACCCCAGTGCCTGGCGATTCGCTGGTCGAATACGGGACCACGACGGCGTACGGCCTGAACAAGTACGACGGCACGTCGGTCACCGCGCACAGCGTGCAGCTCACCGGCCTGGCCGCGGCGACGCAGTACCACTACCGCGTCAGCACGCTGGGCGCCGGCTTCTACGCCGCCTCGACAGACTTCACCTTCACCACCGCATGACCGACGCGCAGCTGGTCCCGGTCTCGGCCCCGCGCGAGGCGCACCGCGATGGGTGCATCTTCGGGCCCGGCTTTTTCCGGATCACGCTGCGCGACGGCGGGCGGCGCTACTGCCAGTCGGAAGGCGAGGTCGAGTTCGTGCGCCACCTGCTGCCTGATGGGGCGGTGGTCCGCGTGCAGCGGGATGGGTACTGCCTGGATGGGTACAACGGCGGCACGCCCGACGTCGTCGACGCCGAGACGTTCCTGGGCATGTCGCGCGAAGACGCGATCCGCGAGCTGGGCTTCGAAACCGAGGGCGACTACGCGCGGGCGTACCGTGCCGTCGAGGCCGCGGTGCTCGAACGCGATCGCCTCCAGCACGGTGGCACCCCGCCGAGCATCGTCGTTAAGAAGCACGGCCGCAAGGTCAACGAGATCACCTGAGCGATGCAGACCGACACGCTGCAGACCAGCCTCGAGCGCCGCACCGGCGGCCCGTGGACGCACACCGGGCGACTGGTCATCCGTTTTCAGCTCGATGACGGCACGCTGCATACGGTGACGCTGCCCGACGACCTGGTAGCCCTCCAGGCGCGTCTGGCCGCGCTCGAGGGCCCGCCGCCCGCTGCTGCATGACCGAGACGCCCACCCTCAATCCGCGACAACCCACGCCAGCGCCGCCCTTGCTCCCCATTGGTGGCACCGATGCCCCGCCGCTGGTCCCGCCTGGCGCGCCGCCGCCGGCACCGACCCCGCCGCTGGACCCGACTTACCCGCCGGCGTGGCAAGGTCCACCAGGTCCGCAAGGACCCACCGGTCCACCTGGTCCGGCTGGACCACAGGGTGTACCTGGCGTTGCCGGACCCGAAGGCCCGCCCGGTGCGCAGGGCGATCCCGGTCCTGGTCTCGTCTGGCGCGGCACGTGGGACTCGGCGCAGGCCTACGCGCTCAACGACGCGGTCTACTACCTCGGCTCGTCGTACGTCACCGTTGCCGACAAACCCGCCGGTAGCCAGTCACCTGCCGTGGACCCCGACTGGGGCATCATGGCGCGCATCGGCCTCCAGGGGCCCGCCGGTGCTGCGGGCGCCGACGGTGCCCCTGGACCTCAGGGTGCCCAGGGCCCGCCAGGGCAACCCGGCGTCGGCGTTATCGCCGGCGGCACGACGGGCCAGCTCCTGACCAAGACCAGCGCCACCGACTACGCCACCGCCTGGCAGGACCCCGTGGTGACGCTCGCGGCGTTCAACGCGCTGATGGCGCGCGTGGCCACGCTCGAGACCCAGGTCGCCGCCATGCCCAACAGCCTCGAAGACCTCAAATACGCGGGTTGATCATGCCGACACTTGCTGCGTACCGATCCACCTTCAGCGTCGAGTGCGGGCCCTATATCGGGCCAGAGAGCTATGACGTACGCGCCACCAGCGGCTCGAGCTACTCGGAGCTGTTCTGCTCGGCGTACCCGATCAAGAGCGGAATTCCGCAGCAGGACTCGCTGATCGACCGTCCACTGTTCCGTCCGAACGCGGTCGAGCCCGGCGACAGAAATCGGTACATCAAGGGCTACACGCCCGACCAGGGTCTGATCGAGCCGGACCTGGACTGGACCAATCCGCCGATCGCCGACCCCGGCCTCGGCACGCGCTACACCGATCTGGAGGCCTTCACCTACAACGGCCTGGAGCTGATGACCTACGAGGAGCTCGAGAACACCGGCCTGGCCGGCTTCGGCGAGCGGTTCGAGGTCCTGGGTCCGTTCGACGTGCCGACGACGCACCGCCTGATCAACGACGGGCTGAAGCAGTGCTGGCTGATCGTCGAGGTGGCGTGTGTCCCGACGCCGCTCAAGTCGCGCCACAACCTGTCGGTGGTCTGCCCCTGGCTGCAGGACCCCAACGACGTGCTGCAGGTCGGCGTGATCAAGAATTACATCGACCGCGACCTGACCGACCCGTTCGAAAACGTGGTCCGGGGCATGGTCGAGCGCGACGGCGGGGACTTCTACCTCAACACGGGCACCTCCACCTTCCTGGAGGATGAGGTGCTCTGGCTGCGCGTGCTCAAGCGCGCCTACGACCACTGCCGCACCAGCGGCGGCACCTTCGGGGAGCAGCAGGGCCTGGTGCTCGAGACGGATGAGGCGCCGTGTGAGCGGGACTGGGTCGCCTCGGCGGCACTGGTGGTCGCCTGGCGGCGCTACGCGCACATGCTCGAGCCGCAGGCCAACCAGCGCCTGATCCGCGACCAGGCGGCCGCGGCGGCGTGGTTCACCGACCGTTGCCGCGAGCACTTCACCGCACCGTTGCCGGGTCGCACCCTGCGACGTCGGCGCTACTTCGGGCCGCCGCGCCAGCTCGCAGGGCAGTACTGGGGGTAAGCCGTGACGATGCAAGCCAACGATGAATACTTCGGGCGGATTTGCTACGAAGCGTACGCAACGCAGACCGGCGGCAGGAGCCTGGTCACCGGTGACGAACTGGTGCCCTGGGAAGGTCTCGGCGACGAGCTCAAGGCGGCGTGGATCGCCGCGGCGCAGACGGTGCGCGCCCAGGCCACGGTGAGGCAGATCGAGTGAGCCTGTACGCCAAGCGCGAGCCGTGGCCGTTCACGCTGAAGATCTCGGGGAATGGCTTCATGCTCGGCTCAGCAGGACCTGGCCAGCCGGCGCTGCTGAGCTCCAAGGCCGAGGACATCAGCAAGGTCGACCCGCCCGACTACTCGTATGCCAACCTCAGCCCGCTGGCGGACCGCGAGGAGCCGTACGAGGCGCTGACGATGGGCCTCGGCCTGCGCACCCAGCACAAGTGGGCCGACCACCGCTACGCCGAGGCGATGGGCGTCGACCTGAGCGTGTGGCCGTGGTGCAAGGGGCCCGAGGTCCTCGACTCGAGCGGGGCGGCGAACGGGGAGATCGTCGACTTTTTCGAGCTGGGCGGCACGCTCTACGCCGCGGGCGGCAGCCAGGTGCTGCGCTACACGCCCGGCACCAACACCTGGGCGGTCGCCCACGACTTCGGCGCTGGCCACACCATCGTCGCCGCGGTGGTCTTCGCCTCCAACTTCGACGGCGTCGCACGCGTGTGGGTCGGTTTCGGTAACGGCGTGCTGGCGCAGTACTCGAGCGACGGCACCGCGTGGACGGCGATGGCGAGCTTCGGCGCGCTGGCGTTCATCAAGATCGGCCGCGAGTGGTGGTGGGCCGACGGCACCAATCTGCTGAGAAAATGCGATACCAACGCCGACCCGACCAACGAGGCTAACTACACGGCGCTGATCTTCCGCGTGGGCGATATGAGCGCGCCAATCACGGGCCTGATGGCCACCGCCGGTGGCGTGCTGATCGTGGCCAAGACCGACGGCCTGTACACCCTCGACCAGCTGGGCGACGACCATCCGCTGTTTCCGTTCCTGCAGTTCGCGCCCAACGTGCGCAACGGCACGTGCCGCGGCCAGTTCATCAACGACCTGTACTTCGGCTACGGCACCAACCTGAACCGCGTGGGCACCGACCTGGCGCTCGAGGAGATCGGGCCCGAGCGGCTGCCGGACTATGACGGGCCGGTTCGCGGCCAGGTGACGTGCTTCGCCGGCGTCGGCAACATGTTTGCCTACGCTGGGCTCTGGAATCCTGACACACAGACGTCGTACCTGCTGAAGTTCGGCGCCTTCATCACCCAAGGCACCTTCTCGTCGTACGAGACGCTCTCGAACGTGCTGGCCAGCCCGGAGCGCATCGACGCGTGGCACGGCAGCCTGAACGATGGCTGGGCGGGCAAGTACCCCTCGCGCATGTGGACCACCGCGCTGGGCGCGCCGGGCGGCCACACCTTCACCCTGATCGGCTTTTCGAACGGCAGCGTGGCGCGCCTGCTCAACCCGTGCGTCTACAACCCGCTGGCGTGCAGCGTCTATCGCTTCAGCGTTGGCGACGACTGGGTGCGCCTGCCGCTCTGGAACGGCACGTACGCCGCCAGCCGCAAGACGCTGCGCTCCTGGGGCGTCACCGGGCCCAGGATCGACGCTAACAACTACCTGACGCTCGAGTACCGCACCGACCCGGCGCAGACGACGTGGACGGACCTGGGCTACCAGTTCAGCCACGGCACATTTGACCGTCAGGCGTTCCCCGTCGGCACCGTGGCCATCCTGGCCCAGTTCCGCGTGCACCTCCACAACACGGACGCCACCGCCTCGCCCGCGGTCAGTTCGGTGTCGATCGGGCACGCGCTGCGGCCATCGCGAATCATGACCTTCGAGGGCGACATCCTGTGCGCCGACGGCATCATGCGGCGCGACGGGGTGATGATGCGCAAAGGGCGGCTCCAGATCCGGAGCGAGGTGGAGGCCGCGGTGGACGATCCCGGCGCGGTGGCGGTGGTGCTGCCGGACGAGACGAACACCTACCTGTCGATTGTCGATTACCGCGTCGGCCAGGCCTTTGACGAGGTCGGGCGGCAGTGGCGAGGGAGCCTGCACATCAAGGCTGTGCAGTGGACGGCGGTCGAGCCGCCGCCGAGTTAGGAGCGCTATGGCACGCGGCACATCCGTCAACTACACCGGTGCACTTTCGTTCACGTACGCCACCACCGGGCCCGACCTGTTCAAGATGACAGACGTGCAGAGCCTGGCCCAGGCGGTCGAGCTGCACACCCACGACGCTGCGGGCAAGGGGCTCGGCGTGGCCGGTACGGCGATCAAGACCGCCATCGACATGCCGGACTGGTTCCGTTCGACGGGTCACACCTCCGCGTATCCAGCAGCCGGTCAGGGGCTCGAGATGTTCTACGAGCCAGGTTCTGGCGGCCTCGGCATCGTGCAGGCTTACAACCGCGGCGCCTCGCAGTTCATGCCGCTCCAGCTCATGGGCAGCAGTGTCGGGCTGTACGCGGGCGCCGGCTCCGCGGCACTCACCATCTCGAACACCGGCACCACGGTGCTCAGCTTCCCAGTGACGTGCAATCAGGACCTGGCCGTGGGCGGCGCGACGCATCTGACAGGCCAGCTCACCTGTAACGGCATCACGTGCGCTGGCATCAACTCCAGTGCCGCCGTCAGCGTCACCGGCAACTTCAGCGCGAGCGGCACCGCGACCGTGGGCAACCTGACGACCACCGGCACGGCGTCGGTGGGCGCACTGACCACGCCCAATGCGGTCAGCGCGGGTCAGTACAACATCGGCACCGGTGGTTCGTACATCCTGCCGCTCAACCCGTCGATCCGCTACATGTCCATGGGGGGCGGTGAGCACTCGTTCGAGGCGCTGAGCGGCAACAGCCAGGTCCGCACCAACAACCTGGTCGTCACCAACCAGGTCATCGGCAACCTGGTGCATAGCGGCGCCATGATTGCGCTGGGGCCGGCGGTCTCCAGCGGGGGCCTGTGCATCGGCTCTGAGGTCGGCCAGGGCAATGGTGCTGCTTCAGTGTTGCCATTGCAGAGGGGCACTGGATTCGGACCCGCGGGCGGCGCTGGCGTGGGTTGGGTGAAGTTCATGGTTGGCGCCACCGTCTGCTACTTCCCGTACTGGAACTAAAGGAGCACACAATGCCCGCTGGAATCCCCGTAGACCGATATAGCCTGGATCAGCAATCCGGCAACCTGGCACGCGCGATCGAGCAATTCGCCAATCAGGCGCTGCAATTCAAGCAGTATCTGGACGCCACGCCCGACGCGACACTGCTCGAGCCCCCGTTCAGCTATGAGCAGGCGGACGTGGACAACATCAAGAGCGCCGCGACCGACATGGCCACCGTCGCCAGCGTCTACAAGGGCCTCGTAGACCACACGCCGGCGAGCGACCTGGGTGTGTTCTCGCGGCGGCTGATGGGTTTGTACCTGGGGGGCTGATGCCACGCATTGAGTCGCAGACGCAGCTCCGCGCGCTCGAGTTGCGCTACGCCGCGGTGCAGGGCGCGCTCCAGCTCGCGCAGCTCGTCCAGAACGACGCCCAGGACCTGGTCAAGAGTTACCTCGAGGCGGTTGCCTTCGCCGCGGGCATCGATCTGGGCCAGGGCGATCGCGTCACCGTCAACTGGTCCAGCGGCGAGGTTGAGGTCGAACCGCCGGTGGTGCCGCAGTTCGGCGAGCTCGTCGCCAACGGGGTGGCCCACGAGTGACCGACACCGACACGACGGCCCAGATCACGCAGCTCCAGCAGCAGCAAGCGCTCACCGTCCAGGCACTCGTGGCCGCGCTGGCCGGGCGCTGGACCGGCGCCGGGTCGGTGGAAGCCTACCTGTACGCCATTGATCCGGCGCTGCAGGGGCAGCTCACCTCGGACCCGCCCGTGGTGCAGAGCGAACAGACGTGACCGCGGCGGCGGACATCACCCAGCTCCAGGCGCAGCAGGCGCTCACGGTCGAAACCCTGCGCGCCATGCTCGAGGGGCACTGGACGGGCGAGCCGCCGACGGTCGAGGCGCTGCTGCTGGCGATCAACCCGACGCTCGCGCCGCTGCGGACGGTCGACTACCTGCTCACTTCAGAGGTGGGCGAGCATATCGGCCCGGATTGGTGGCGACAGTACGACCCCAACACGTACATGCCGCAGCAAACAGCGTCGTGGACGTGCTCGGCGTGCAGCCTGGCGTGGGTCGAGCGCGCCACCGGGGTCAACCCCAACGCCGACGAGTGGAGTGCGGTCGCCGAGATTGGCCAGCCCAACAACATCAACCCGACGTATGGCCTGATGGACGGATCCGGCGCCCAGCTGCAGCGCGTGCTGCGCGACTACGGTGTGCCGTCGAATCAGGGCTGGCTCAATTTCGACACCGCGTACGCGATCTATAGCGGCACGGCGGGGTGCATGTCTGGCGGCAACTGGTACCACTGGGTCGGCGTCCGCGGCGTGATTGACGACAAGCTCTGGATCGCAAATTCAGCGCTTGGCTACAAAAACGTCGGGGACACGCTAACGCGGGAGCAGTTCAACGCCCTGGGCCCCTTTTCGTGTGTCTACCTCGACAACGCGTGATGTGTGAGCATCTGGCCCGACTTCCTTTTGTTCCTGGCCGACTGGCTGGGGAAGCACGGGCTGCCGACCATCGCCGGGTTTGTCGGCGGCGTCGCGGGGGCTGAGGTCCGTGCTCGATGGATCAGCCGCCGCAACTCGACCCCGACCATGCGGTCATCCTCGAATGGCGAGGACTCAAGGTCACCCTGACCCTGGCGCGGCTGGTCGCGGGTTTCTGGCTGACCCTGTTTATCGGTGGTGGCTGCTTCGCCATCCTGCTGGGCAGTGACAAGCCCGTTGAAGAGCAGGCGGCGATTGCCATCCTGTCGTCGGTGACCACGGCATGGATCACCGCGCTGACGCGCCGATGACCGACCAGCACCTGGAGCTCGCCAAGCTGGTGGTCACCGCGGTCATGGCGGTCGTGCTGATCGTCGCGATGACGTGGATCGTGGTCAGCCCGAACACGGACGAGGCGGCGATCAAGGGCGCGCTGGTCATCGTCGGCAGCGCCGTAGGTTTTATCTTCGGGAGGGAAACACGCTGATGCAGAACCGTCCGGGCCTACCCGCCTACCCGATCGCGCGCTCGTGGCTTGGTGCAATCATCAGCCTGATCGTGCTCGTCCTGGACGTCGTGTTCCTCGCGACCGGCCAAATGGAGCTCAAGACCGGCCTGCTCATCGGCGGCCTGGCGCTGGCTTACTTGCTCTAAGTGGTTATGGGAGCCCGGTGAAACCGGAGGGCGGGGGTAGCTACTCCCCCGCGTGGCTAACCATGGGAATATGGAGGCGGTCACCCCCGGATGAGACTCCGCAAGCCTCGGCCGGAGTGTATCCCCGTGACGTCGACTGATTCCCGCCTCGTGCTGTTCGCGAGCCTGGTCGGCGACCGCCAGCAAGCCGACCAGGCACACGGTGCACACCAGGCGCACTCCTCGTCGAGCGGGGTCGGGTCGTAGAGCACACGTATGGCGCACTCGGCGCAGCGGTAGTCCGTCGGGTCCCGGCGCAATCGAGGCGCTCCCAGCGCAGGCAGAAGTGCTTTCTCATCGTTCACGCCGCCAGAGTGCCCTGGTGAAGGTCATGCCGCCGACGATGCCGAAGCACGCCGCGGCGACCACCGCTGTGGCGTACTGCTCGTACATGTAGCTGAACACGGTGGTCACCAGCAGCATCGCCGTGGCAAACCATTCCACCCACAAGCCCTTCACTCCTGGTCTGCGCCTGCTTCTAATGCGCCAGTGCGCCCCCTTGAGACGCTCGCCCCTGGATGACCCCGCCGTGAGTAAAAGGCACGGGGCCGCCCTTGCTGATCATGACGAGTTCAACAATCGTTGGGCTCCCCTGAGAGCCTGCATTTGCAAAGGGTGCTCCGACTGTCCAACTGATGCCGGCCTCTAGGCGGGGCCCGCCCGCCTCGATAAAGGCAATGATCGCCTCGCGCCCCATGCGCGACAGCGAGATTCCTCGCGCCTTTGCGAGCTGCTGCAACCGATCCACTTCCTCGCCCGACAAACGAATTGATAGGACAGCCCCAGCTCGTGGTCGGCGTTCAACCTCAATAGGCTCGTCGCCTAGCTCAAAATCCTCTGGCTCGACGCTGGTCACTCTGATCTCTTCACTTTCCGATGGCATGGTGGGGGAGTTTTCAACGCAACTTGGCGTTTTGATAGCGGCTTCTCTCTGCTTGGCTCGACGGCCAGGCCGTTGCGGGGCGCCACACGCCGTCACGTCCCGTAGGCGCGAGCGGTACGGTCAGAAACCGACCCGAGATAGTGGGCCCGATCATGACCAGAGGCGCCGGATGTCGCCCTTTATTCGGCAGGAAGACGGGACGCTCGTCCAAGACCTCAAAAAGTTCCACGCCGGCATCAACACCGTGCCGAGCGCATTCCGACTCGTTCCATTCGTCGATCTCAAGATCGAACACCCGTGGATGCACTGGCTATCTCTGATAGAGTATACATTGTTTACACGTGTATACCTCCATTTAGGACGGATCGATGAGATGGCTTCAGAAATGGAACCGAGTTTGTTTGAAGACACAAAACCCAGCCTGGACTTCCTGATCCTCGCCGATCGGGCGGAGGCAGTTGGCGGAAAGCTCTACATGATGGGCGGCGCCTGGGAGCACATCTACACCCAGGACCTCACCCAACCTTCGTTGATCTCGATTGCGGTCGGTATTCTGGTCCCCTGGGAAGCCGCCAATCAGCAACACAAGATCCGGATTGTCATCGAAGACAGCGACGGGCAGGAGATCGGCTTCACGGCCGAGGCGAGCTTTGCCGTAGGACGCCCACCCTGGGCTTCTGTCGGTGAGACGCAACGCGTCGTGATCGCCATTCCCACCATCGGGGTAACGTTCATGAAGCTGGGCGTTTATGTGCTGCGGGCCGAGATCAATGGGGAACACGTAAAGCGCATTCGATTCCGCGTCCTCAACCCGCAGCAAGTGATCGGCCTTGTTCCTCCGCAGAATCCGCCAATGTGACGACACGGGGCCTTGGCAGTATGACAGGAAGCCCGCAGAACATGGGTTCAGAAGCAGGTATGCAGAGCTGGCTGACGCGTCCAACGGTCGAGGCTCACGAGTGTTCGACCCACTTGAGCCACTTGTCAGCCAGCACCAGGACGTGGTCGCTTTTGACCTCTTCGCGGGACTGGCCCCACAACCCGACGAACTCCGCCGCGGCCTTGAGCACTGCCAAGCGTGTGATCCGGTCATCCTTCGCGCTCAGAAGTGCGGGAGTTGCGCCTGAGGACAGGTTCTCGAGGCCCACGATGTACCCCTTTGCATCCACCTGAAGACGCACATGGGCGCCGCTCTCGGGCAGCGTCACCGGGTGAAAGCGCGAGACGTTGACCCACGTGCCGCCGATCTTGAGGCCTGTCCCGTTGACGCTCTCGACGATGCCCTCGACGTCCTCGGTCGGCACACGCCCGTTCATGGCTTGCGCCGCACAATTCTGCGAAGCAGCTGCCACCAGACCAACAGATAGCCGGGGTGGAACGCGTTGATCATTCCGCCGCCACACAGGTGCTCGTGCTCGCCGTCGGCACCGCACCAGCAGCGATTCACCACTGCACCTCGCACTCGTCGTCGTCGAAGGTGGGCGCTGGTCGGCGATCACTGGCGCGGACCAGGTGCTCGATCTGCCCGTCCTCCAACAGGCAGAGCAGGTCCCGCAGCAGCGGCACGAGCTCGACGAGGCGCGTGGAGTCCTGCATTGCCGCGCGGCCGCCGGCGCGCCACGCGGCGCCCCAGATGGCGCTGGGGTCCTCGGCCTCGTGCGGGTGGTAGTAGCGCCACGCGAAGTACTCGGCGCTCACGCTCAGTCCTCGCGCTCGATCTGGGCGGCGGGGATGACGCCGCGCTGCTGGCGAGCCCAGGCCGCGGGCTTCGGGTTGAGAATGC